AAAAATTCTATTGAAGTAAATAAATTCTATCCTTTTGATACTAAAGGTGATTATATTTGGCCTGAAAATGTTAAACGAGGTTTTATTAAAACACATTATAATTATGATTCTCAAACTCCATCAATAAAAGATAGTAATGGATCAATACTTATAATTAGAAATCCATTTGATATTTTATTTTCTTGGTTATCTCATTTAAGAGTTGCAGGACTTTTTATATATAAACCTCATAATGTTAATGCTCATTTCCGTGGAGGCTTAGAAACTGAGATGAAAGCAATGACTAAACATTGGAACTCTTGGAAGGATAAAGCTTCAGTTATCATTAGATATGAAGATATGATCAAAGATGTCTCTTCAGAACTAGTTAAAGTTAACAAAGCTCTAGATCTAAGTTGGTCTGATTCTGACATTGAAACTGCTGTACAATCTGGTAATAAAGAACGAATGGCAGAAATTGAAGGTTATGAAATTAGAAATAGAGTAGACGGTGGTTTCTTTTATAAACTAAAGAAAGCTGATCCTTATATCAATAGAGGTGAAAGATTTATAGGAGGTAAACGTAGAAAGGAAGATATGGAAATATTTTTAAATAACTTTCAAGAAGATTTCCTTAAATTATTCACACCTTTAGCTGATGATCTTGGCTATGATTTAAACGAAAGTATAAATAAATGGAAGAAAATATATTCCCTTCTATAACTCTACCTGATGCTTTAGCTATTCCAGGTGCTTTGGATATACCAACACCTACTTTAGAACAACCAACAGCAGAGATACCTACCTTCCCAACCATTGTCATAGCACCAACTGTATTAGCACCTCCTGTAGGTGTCATTACAGAGGAGTTAGAACAATTACTGGAAGAAGAGCTTCAAAGAAAACAGGAAGGTAAACCACCTAAACCAAAGCAAGAAGCTGCTGAAGTTAAACGTATAGATATACCATTCACTGACCTGACGTTTCCAGTTCCCAAAGAAGAAATACTCGTTACTGCAGGGACAACAGCGTCAGTGAGCGTTATAGCCACCCTTACTGTAACTTCGTTATTTAAGCAAACTGTTAAAGTAATGAAACCTATCATTATGCAGCTTGCTAAACGAATACAAAAGAAATTGAATGGAAACAAAGGAGAAACCGAAGAACCTTCTTCATAAATTAAAAGAAGGTATTGACGATAAAGAAGAACAAATTCAAATCTTAGGAACTTTTGTACGTCTAGGAGTTGTAGTTTGGTCTGGTTTTATAATTACTCTTAACTACGTAGAAATACCTATGGTTAAGAAGTCAGGTAACTCGGATATCACGTTTGTTGCTTCGGTCTTTACGGGAGCCTTAGCAACATTTGGCTTGACCACTGGTAATAAGAATGGTGGTAAAAATAATCCTGTAAATTGTCCAATGATTAAAAAGAAAGAAGACGCATGAAGAAGTATTTACTAGCTCTATTATTGCTAATTCCAACAGCAGTTAGAGCAAATACTGTAACACCCGCCTTCACCCAAGGTAGTATGAATAGTACTACAAACTCTACCCAAAATATAGTCGAGACAATTAACACAACAGTATATGGAGGTGAATATTCTAGTTGGACTGGTCACAATATAACCCCTACAGGGCATATCAACGATCATGCAACAAGCTTCGATATAACAACTCCAGGTCAGAACTTTCAGTTAGAGATAGTGAACAGAGCTGCAGGTATAATCGAAGTAACCGATATAAACAGAGCAATAGATACAACCTCAGTCACTACTTCCTTATCGGTCTTCTCTCAATAGGAATACCAGCTAAAGCTGAAGTTGGAGAAGGTAATACAGTTTTAAATCCCCAAACTTCAGCTGCTGCAACAGGAAATGTGACGAATCAAGCTGTGCAATTCCAGAATAATTCTGGAGTTTCACGGCAGCAATATGGAGGTGGAGTAGTTTGTAACGGATCAGTTATGAGCATTTCTCCTTATTACTTAGGAACTGAAGGTAGACCATACGATCCAGAATCATACAACATGACACAGAACTGGGGAGTACAACTATCTTTCATGGTTCCTTTAGATGGTCGTTCCGTAGAAATATGTAAAGCAATTGCTGATAAGCAACTTGAAAAATTAAGGCTTGATTACGAATTAGTTCGTATCGATAATTGTACACGTTTTATGCAAAGAGGATTCACCATAAGACCTGATTCCAGGTTTAAAGATCTTTGTAATGACGTAGTACCAATAGCCGTATTAGCAAATCAAAAACAACCCACTGATAAAAAATGAGTACATTAAGTGATCAATGGCAGAAAGAAGTAGAAGAGAAAGCCAAAACTAAAAAGAAAAAGTCTACTAAAAAAACAGTAAAGACAGATGAAAGTTAGAATAGCACTCTTTGTCTTAGTCATCGCAGGTGCTTCATTCGGTATCCATAAGGTTAACGAATTTAGAAACTCACCATCTGGTCAACTAATAGAAACACTTCAAGAAAGAAAACAACTAATTGAGGAGTATACAAAATCACCAACTCTACCAATCCCACAAAAGCAATGATTATCATTAAACCCATCCTAATGACATTTCTCTCTACTACTGCAGTAAAGAATTTAATTGTTCAACTGCTAGAGGCATATGCTAAAACCACTGATAACACTATTGACGATAAAGCAGTAGAGATTGTCAAACGAAATCTATTCCCAGGAATTAAAGACGAATGAAGAAAAGAGCCACTGAAGACCAATTTAACGAACTACATAACCTTGTTACAACTGAGTTTCTAAAGCGAGTCAAAAGTGGCGAAGCTTCTACTCAAGATCTCAAGGCAGCCTGTGAATGGCTTAAAACAA